TCTCCAGGAAGAGCTTGGGCCGGTCGATCTCCACGCCGGTGTCTTGACCCTTGGCCGCCTCGGCCCGCTCGATATCGTCCCACTTGCGCACGATGGCCGCCGCCTTGGACAGGGCGTCGTAATCGGCCGGGGTGCGATCCTTCGGCGCAATGGCCTGGATATGGGCCAGCTGCTCGGCAAAGAGGGCGCGCAGGTTCTCAAGAAAAGAACGGTGGTTCAGCCGGGCCTGGTCCCAGGCGTCCAGCTTCTCGGAGGGCACCTTGGAGTCCGCCTTCCAGCGGGCCAGACTGGTGACCGAGACGTCGAGCCGGTCGGCGATCTCCTGCAGGCTCTGGCCCTGGGCGTAGAGATCCTTGGCCAGCCCTTCCTTGGTCGTTTTGTCGCCCTTTTTACCCACGGCCCAGTTCCTTTTTGAGCCGCTCGATGCGGGAGCGTTTGCCCTGGAGGTCCACGAAGGCGGTTTCCAGGTCGCGCATTTGGCTGGCGAGCAGCGGCACGTCGAGTTCTTCAACCGGGGTTAAAGCGGTGTTTAAGCCGCCGCGCATGGCGCTGGCCAAACCCTCTATTTTTAAGGCAAGTCCGGTGACCTCTTGTTTCAGATCGGCCAGCATGCCTTGCATTTGCAGTCGTTCGTGACTCATTACCCTATGTCCTTGGGATTGGAGTTTTTACGCACAAGGGGACAATGGAGGTTATTCTCCGCCACCTCCTTGGCCTCGGTCACCTGCTGGATTGAATAGATCAGGGTCTCCCGATATTGATCGGCCATTTCTTTGAAGCCATTGGCCATGGTCTTGATCTGCTCCACCTGGAGGTAGTTGTTCTCATACATCTTGACCACCGCCTCGAAGCGGCGGTGGTTGTAGAAGGAGACCAGGAGCAGGACGATCCAAGGCGCGAAAAGCTCCAGGGCGATCAGGCTGGTAAGCTTCCAATCCTTGAGCGCCTGAAGGATGGTGGCCACGACGGTGGCGGCGGTGGTGATCTCCGGGCTCATTTACCGGCCTTGTCGAGTTTGTGGCCGATGCCGACGAGACCAAGGGCCGAGCCGATCAGCATCACGGCCTGGCTGTATTGCCCGTAGCCCAGGATGTCGAGAGCGGCGGATATGCCGATGATGGCCGCGCCGATGTAGGTTTTGTAGCCGTTCAAGTTCAAGTTCATGTGAGTTCCTCCCTGATTTTTTCGATATTCTTTATATATTTGATGGTCTCCGGGGCATCGTCCCAGCCGGTGACCAGCGGCAGCACCTCGGCAAGGCTTGCCCAGGTATCGGGTTTGCTTGCCAGGCGTTGGGCCTTGAGGATGTTGCCAAGCCCGGCGTTGTAGGATGCCCACATGAAGCGGAGCCGCTCCATGCCGCGCTCCTTCCGCCAGACCCGGTAGAGCCGGGCCGCGTAGTAGACCCCGGCCTTGATCGAGAGGTGGGGGTCAAAGGGATCATCCGGCAAGTTCAGGGCGGCCCGCAGCTCCGCCCAGGTCGACGGCATGATCTGCATGATCCCGCGGGCCCCGTCCGGGCTCACCACCAGGGGATCAAGGCCGGACTCGGCGATTGCCTGGGCCTTGAGCCATTGCCAGTCCACCGGGAGGTCTGCAAAGAAGCACGCGGTGAAGGCCTGGAACATGGGGTCGTAGGTGGTCGGGTAGTGGTTCATTCGGCGGGCACCTCGGGCAGTTCCGGCTCTTCCGGCGCAAATGGCACCTGGTAGTCAATGGGGGAGCTCTCCCCTCTGGTGGTCACCACCGTGGAGTTGTCGCCCATATTGTAGGTGGTGGAGGAATCGCTCCGGCTCCCGCCGCCGGTCAGGATGGCCAGCCAGGGCAAGACCCGCTCCATGGTCCCGAGGGTGCGGTCGAAATACTTAAAACCGATCTCCCCGGGCGCGGGGATGTGGGGCAGCTCGATTTGCTGACTCCCGCAAGCGGGCTGATTGATGATAAGGGTGTGGGTGGTGCCGTCCGTCTCGGTCCAGGTATGGTTCACCAGTTCAACCGGCTTGGATTCGACCCGCTTAACGGCATCGTATTGGGCCTTGACCGCCTCGTAGTACTCCTTGGAGGTGCAGCCGGTGAAGAGCAAAGCAAAAATGATGATAGGTAAAAACAGGCGCATCGTGACCCCCATATGTAGCCGATAGTGAAACCATTTCGTTGTATGGTCCCTTTATACGGCCTGGGGTACGAACTTATGAGGGGAAGAACTTCCCCGGAACTACTTTGGGGTATTACTTCGGTAGTTGGGAGGGAGATGTTGATTATGTGCTATTCTGGCACGTATTTTGACTTTTCCGGAAAAAGATAAAGGGCGACGCTATTCACGCCGCCCCCAAGTGAGAGATAGTGACGCATGGTTTACGAGGCCGCCCATTGCTGCAGCTTTTCAACGTCTTCACGCGCAGCCGCTTCCGTAGAGTAATCAAGCGGGCCATTGTTGTCTCCGAGGTAAGTCCATCTCTTTCCCCTGCCGCGCTCTTTGGTTTGGATACGGTGGCGCATTTCCCAGCTTGTACCATCTTCGTTTACTATCATTCCGGTTAGGTATCGAAAAAGGTGGTCTTTAAATCCGGGATGCATTGTTTCCGTGTTGATCATTGGCAGTCTCCTTGTTCTTTAGCTGCATAAACGCACCAATGGTTGTTTTCGATTCGTAATAGTTGACCGTCTTCTATTTTTGGCGGCGTGATGCAGCCGAAGGACGGGCCATCAATGCTCTTTGTGTTTTGGACTCCCCATCCGAAAAGCGGGGAAAAGCACAGCTTGCCGCTTCGCAGGCCAGACTCTTCCGCGACTTTTTCTAAATCTATGGGGATTCGTCGCACAAGTTGTTTAGAAAAATTCATTGATCTACCTCCCATTAAATCCTCCGAACAACGACAACTGTTTCCCCATCCCGCTGCTTTCCGGGCGTCCCAAAATATCCTCTATCCAGCGTTGGGAGATTCGCCACTTGGTGGCCAGATCGCGAATCGAGGCTCCATTGTCGAACTCGTGGCGGATCGTGTCGTTGCGCCACTGGCGGCTCAGACGGTCAACGGAATGGATGTAGAGTTCCTGCGAGCGGAAGTATTGGCTGATAATCAAGGCAACCTCCACCCCGAGGCCGGGATGGTGCTCTTCCACCGCCGAGGCGATGAGTCCCAAATCTCCCGGCAGCTCTTCCAGAGCGGGCCAGTATTCCTCGGGAAGATCAAGCGTCTTATCCGGCAAGCTTCACTCCCTCGCGTTTGGCCCAGTCCTTCAGGGCTTCAATGACCTTGTCTTTATCCTGCACGGTGCACCACTCCAGGCGGTTGCGGCCGGTTTGGCGTTTGACGAAGGCGAGCATGGCGTGTTCGGAGCGGTTGCGGACGGCTCCGGCACCTGCCAGGGTGAGCCAGAGGGCGCGGATCTTTTTGGACATGGGGTCGGCTGCCAGGGTCATGGTCGGCAGGCTGCGCTGACGGGGTTTCCAGCCGAGTTTTTTGAAGTGGCTGAGCAGTCTGTCCGCCTGCACCGGGGTGAGTTTGGCCGCGCTGTCCTTACGGAAATGGGCGCGGAGGATGTCCCGGTACTCCTCGTCGGTAAGCCCCAGGTCTTTCTTGGCGATGTGGATTTTGGCGAGATCTTTACGGCTGGGCATGGTTGGCTCCGTGGTTTATGGGTCGGACAAGCGGCCTCAAATCAGGTTGAAAAACCGGAAATGGACTTTCGCTTACTCCTCCTGTTTAAGATGCGGTGGCGTGATGCCCTTCTTGAGCATGGCCCGTTCCATGGGCAAAAGGCCGTCGTCGGCAAGGGGCTCCGGCCCTTTGGGTTCATAACTGCGATGGTTGCCGGTGCGCTCGGCTTGGTTGCGCACTCCTTCATTCCGGGCGTCTTCCTGGTCGGCCAGGCTATAGGCGATCTGTTTTAGGTAGTTGTGGTTTTTGATGGGCAGCTGCAGGGTTTCGCGGCGCTCCACCATCTGCTCCAGGGCCATGGCCCAGAGCCGGGGTGGACAGGGCCGGGCCACCTTGCCCTGCACCTGGACCGTGCCCGCTCCGATGAGAGCGGCCAGATCCCCGGTGATCCGCAAAGCCTTTTTCCAGGTCAGCGCCCGGGCTCCCGGCCGGAAGAGCGAAAGATAGTTGAGCACGATCCCGCCAACCGGGGCGGGCAGTTTGACCAGGACTCCCAAGAATTCGCGGATGGTTGCGTCATTGGTCCAGGCATCGGCTCCGGCCATCGCGCCGCATGAGGGGCATATCAGTTTCAAGTCTTTCTCCTTTCAAGGCTGCTCATCAGGCCGGAGGCACCACCCTCCGGCTATCCCGCGCCCGGCGGGATTTCGCTTCACACGCTCGCCAAATCAAGGGGGATCTGCTTCCATTGGTCGGTGCCTTCGATCCGCTCGTAGACCCGCAGATACACCCGGCTCCCGACCACGGTGAGGCTGTCGTTGATCGCGGCCATGGCCTTGGTCCAGCGCTCGTCCTCTATGTTGAACTTGCGCAGGCTCATGATGCGCTTGGTGCTGACATTGCCCTTTTTATCCACCTGGAAGGCATCGTTAATGAGCATCTGCACCTCGGGCCGGGTCTCATCGGTCCAGTCATTGATGCAGGCGTCGATCAGAGACTTCGCCACCTGGAGCCTTTCATCAAATTCAAAGTGATCGGCCACCGCCCGCTGCACCTTGTAGCGGCCATCATAGCTCACCAGGTTGATGTTGCCCTTGGTGCCGCCGTAGGCCTGGTCGTATTCGGCGGCGGAGAGTTCGACAAAGCTTTCGATCTCTGCAAAGGCGCGGGTTTTGAAGGCGTACAAGGCACTGCTGGTATCCCGGGCCCGGCGGACCAGGTCGCTCACCAGATCATCGCGCAGCTTGTCGATTTCCTTGACCATGGCTTCCGGGACCAAGCGGCCCATGGAGTCTTGGCGGAATCCCTCGGGGATGGATGCGGTTGTCATGGCTCAGTTCTCCAAAAGGTATTTGGGGGTGGTCAAACGCTCGGAAGCCGTCATGTTGCGCAGGTCGAAATAGTTCTTGGTGGCCGAGACGAAGAGTTGCGCCGCCGCCCAGATCCCGAAGAGTTCGGAGTCGGGCAGCTCGCCGGTGGCCAGGTCCATGAGCTCGCCTTGCCGGTCGAGCTGGCAGAGGGCATCGTTGCGGTAATCCACCAGAAAGGCTTCCCGCTGCTCCTCGTCCCGGGCCAGGATTTCGCGCAGTTGATTCTGGGCGCTCACGATCTTTTCACACGCGGCTTGGTTGCCTGAAAGAGAGGCTTGCAAATCCGCCAGGTTGCCGATGATTTCCTTGATTTGCTCTTGTTGCATGGTCTGTCTCCTTGCTTGGTTAGCCGTTTCGCAGGCTGCAATTGTTGCACTGTTTATAAAGCCGGATGGTGGCGGGGTTGCCGCAGCCAACCCCGATCTTCCGGGCGCGTTCGTAGTTGTCGGCGCAGCGGCCGGGCTCGATCTCGCCCAGCTCCGGGCAGGCCACCAGGCCGCTTGAGCCGTAAAAGTTCATGACCCTTTTCTCGATATTGTCGGTGGCGGCCGGATACTTGCCGCCGAGCACCAGGGAGATGGTCGCGGCGGAGATCCCCAGCTCCTTGGCCACGGTGGCGCGGCCTTTGGCCTCTGCCTGTTGCTTGAGGATGGTGAGCCAGCTGTTCATGGTTTTTTGACCTCTATGATTGGGCGTTGCACTTGGTCCCTGGTCAGCATGTAGGTGTTGAACCGTCCGTCTTTACCGGTGCGCCGGATATAGCCTGCCTGTTCCAATTTCTTGAAGAAGTCGTGCACCGTTTTTTGGTGTGCCCCGGAGGTAATGATGATTTCATTACTGGTGAAATACCGCTTGGCACGCATCAGCTTCCACATTTTATCTTGGAGGGTATTGCGCCACGGTGCTTGCTTGGGCCGGTCGCTCAGATCCCCGATGATCTTCCAGGTAGGATTTTGCCGTTGTGGTCCGCTTTCCCCTTTTTTATTAGGGAGAAGATTAATAGCCACCTCTTCAAGATATCCTCCGCGGGTAAGCTTATCCAGCACCCGTAAGACCGGCCTACGAGGCCGCTCCGCCCCTACAACGACATCCTGCAAGGTCACCCGCTTCTTCCCGCAGGTGAGAAGATAATAAATAACCGGGTCCATCACCGTCATTGCGCACCTCCTCCCTTAACGGCCTGCAGATGTTCCACATCAACCAGCTCCAGGTTGTTGCGCTTGGCCAGCTGCTCGGCCCGGCTGAACCACACCATGGTGCGCCGGAACTTGCCGGAGCCGCGCTCAAAGATGAACTTGATCCCGGCCTCGCTGATCGGCACCTCGCAAATCTGCTCGGCCAGCTGCCCGATATCCTCCACCTCGAAGGTTTGGAAGCGCACCACCGCCGAGAAGCGGTCCCAGAGATGGCGGTAGCGTTTGAGCTTTTTGTCGACATGATGCATGCCCACCAGGACCACCGGCACGTTGGTGATGTCGTTCAAGTCGCGGAGCACCTCCACCATGCCGCCCCGGGTGAGGTAGTCCACCTCGTCGATGATCAGGGTGCGGGGCCGCTCCAAAAGCTGCTCCACCGCCTGGTTGAACAGATCGTCGCCCCGGTAGGACGGGGCCTCGCCCAGCTCCGCCACGATCTTGGAGAGCAGCGAGCGGCGGCTCATGATGTCGGTGGCCCGGATGTAGGGGTAATCGTTGTCGGCGGCAAACTTCTGGGCCATTTCGGTCTTGCCGGTGCCGGGCTCGCCATAGACCAGAGCCATGCCGACCCGCCCCTTGACCGGGGCCTCGACCACGTCCATCCCGGTCAGGAATCTTTTTACGTTGCCGGTTATTGCAAAAGTTTTTCTCATGCGCTATCCTCCTTGTATAGATCTTATTCACGGTCGGTCGGGCATTCTAAGTGCCCGGCCGGCACCTCGTTTAGGCTTCCGCCAGTCGGGACTCGGGCAGTCCCAGCTTCTCGCGTAAATCACCTTCCAGTTCCAAGTACATCCGACCCGAACGGGTCCCGTAAAACTCGGCCAGCCACTGGGCTTCCCGCTCGGTGAGGGGGCCGGTGCGCTCCCGCGTCTTGATATAGTTGTATTGATCGCCCGCCGAGCTGAAGATGGGCACCACCTTTTGGGCCTGCCTCTTGACCGGGGCGGGCTCTGGCTCGGCTTCGATGATGATGTCGGCGGTCAGCTCGTCCATGGCCCGCTCTTCGCGCTGATCGGCGATGATCGCCCGGGCCGCCTTTCCGGCTTCCTCCAGGGCCGGGGTGTGGTACGGCTCGCTGGCCTTGGGCAGCTCGATGATGTTGGCGATTTGGCGCTCCCGGTGTTCCAGGATCTCGTTGTGGATATCGTCCAGGGCCTGCTGGCGCACCAGCTTCGTGAGCTCCTTGCGGCCCTCCCGCATCAGTTTGTTCTGGCGGTTCTTGAGTTTGGCCGCTTCCTCGGCCCGGTTGAGCCCTTTGCGCAAGGGGTCGTGGGCGATGCAGAGGAAATTCCAATCCTCATCAAAGAGGTAGATGGTGCCGAGATCCGTGGCGTCGAGCTTGACCCGCACCTGCTCCCCGGCCAGGGAATCGAACTGCTCGGACAGGTAGGTGATGTTCTCCACCTTGATGCCGTCCTTGGATACCGTGCGCTTGCCGTCGCCGCGCGGGGCCTCGGCCAGCAGGATGTCCAGGGCGCGTTCATCGCTGATCCGCCGTTCGGTGCCCCGGTAGTTGCGGGCCACTTGGGCCGGGGTCTGGTTGTTCAGGCCGTGGTGTTGATTGTGGTGGTACATGGCCTCGGTCCAGCGGTTGCACAGGGTTTGCAGCTCCTCGGCGGTCATGGTCAGCTCCACGGTGTCGCCCCGTTTCATCAAGCGGTCGGCGAAGCTGCGCCGGGCCTCAATGGCCTTGCGATCCGCCACGTTATGGCCGATGAATCCGGGCAGCAAGGTGGTGATCCCGTGGGAGAAGGTGCGAAAGGATCGTTCGATATGGGGTTTGGCCTCCGGGGTGAAGGGCGGGCAGAGTTGTTGCTCGATCTCAAGGCCCTCGAAGACCTGGACGATATGGTTGGAGACGTAGTCCGCGCCGTTGTCGGTCTTGGCGATCTCGGGCACGCCCCAGTCGATGATCGCCCGCCGGATCAGGGCGGCCACGGCGGTGGCCTTGGAGGTCTTGGAGACCTGGAGCTTGAGGCGGCGGGAGAAGACGTCGATCACCCCGATGATGTTGTAACGGCCGTCGACCAGCATGACGTCGGCCGGGGTGGAGTCGAACTCCCAGAGCTGGTTGAGCCGGATGACCTGCTCGGAGGCATCGCCCACCGCGAACATGTGTTGGTTTTTCCAGGCGTCGGGGTTGGTGATGTAGAGGTAACGGCTCGCGTTTCGGGCCATC